ATAAATCCTGTGTCTAAAATTGAAATTCCTATATTTGTCATTTTTACCTCTATGGTGTAGTAGTAGTATCTGATGGTGAATTTGAAGATTCATAAGCTGAACTAAAACCATACCCACCACTATTACCTGATTGTGTATAATTAATTCTAACTTGTACAACATGTTCTTCATCTGTTAACTTTGCTAATTTTTCTGTTGATGTAGTTAAACCATCATTAATATTTTTAATTTCTCCTTGAGTATCTATTAAATCAGGAGCTATACTTTGTGTTGTTGCAATATTTAATGCTTTAGTAAATTTATCTTGTGATGTACTTGCATCTTTCCAAGCTTTCTCTATTTTTAAAACTTTCTCATCAACTTTAGTTAACTCTTCTAATTCTCCTTTCAATCTTTGAGTCATATCAGAATCTTCACCACCATTAAATATTTTATCAACAAATGAATTTATTTTTATTTGTTTTTCCAATGATTTAATTTGAAAACTTTTATCAATGTCTTTAGCTTTACCCATTAAAAAATCTACATCAGAGAAGTATATTAATAAACCCATTGACACTACTAATGCACCCAATGCAGGATTAAATTTAGCAATTACTGTTCCTGTTAATGCTAATACACTACCTATTAATTTATATAGTTTATTTTTATTATCTCCATCTTTAGTGTCGTTTACTATATCTAATATACTTTTTATTGTCATAGCTAATACTAAAGCAGTTCCAATAGAAACTAATCCTTTAACTAATTGTTGCCCTACTGTAACTGCACCTATCCCACCAAATATTTTACCAACTTGTACTAGAAATGCACCAGTTGATAATGCTGTACCTGCTACAACTGCAATACTAAAACTAGAAATCATAAAATCTCCAATACCTTCATTTTCAGATATGAAATCACTTATCTTTTCAAATGAAATCAACATAGTTTCTACAAATGATGAAAATACATCACTACTTGCTACAGTATCAAAGATTCTAAATTTAAGAAATTCAAACCCAGCACTCAACATATTAACTCTCTTGGCAGACTCTAAGCTACTACCAGCAAGGGTCTTGAACATTGCACTAGCTGAACGTGCCATACCTTGCCATAAACGATTAATAGCCATACCTGTGAATAACATATTCAACATCATCATAGTACTATCTTTAGCGTTCTTCTGGTTAGATTTAGTTCCATCATCAAATGACTTGGTAGCTTTCTCTATCTCTTTACCAAATTGTTCCATCTCCTTCCTCATTGCTTTAGTGTTAGCTGTAGCTTTGTCAATGACTTGGAATATTATTAAAAATAAATGTTGTGCTGATGCCATAGTTCTTATCTCATAAATTTATGTTTCATATCTTCATCCTTAAATGTATTCTTCTTTTTTTGATAGTTAGGGTCTTTTAATATTTCTTCCCTTAATACAAAAAATCTGAATATTGGATAGTCTTTTGTTACCTTCTCCCCTAGTATCTTTTGAACATAATAAAAACTTGTTACTATGTTGTCCAGTAGAGTCTCATACTTGATTTCTTTGTTAAGCTCTGATAGTTTCTCTTTCAGAAGGTCTATATCAGAGACTACTCTTTTTTTTCTTCTACTTTACTCTCAACTTCTTCTAATACATCTCTTTCAATTAATCTAAATGCTATCATTAATTCAGGTAATAGTTTTAATGAGATTGACCATAAATATCTTTTAAATCCTTTCTCTTCTTTAATACCTGCTTCTGCTTTAACTGCTAGATTATATGTGTAATCAATCATCCATTTAAAATCAATATCATTAGTCTTTCTAAACTCAATTGATTTCTTTAATAGTTCTGCATAATCACTTTCATCTGCATATATCTTTGTTTCTATATCATTAATATTTAATGTATGTATTCCACTTGCCCACTCATCATATCTATTATTCATTCTTTTACCTCATTAATTTAACTTCTTTAATTCCAGTTTCAACTGGTGTGTCATTATATACTTCTTCTTGTTTGTTCTCTATAATAGCTGGGATAATATCATCAGTCATTTGCTTGACCATTATCTCATAAGCTCTAGCTTTCTCATGGTCAGAATATACCTTCTCCCATCTACAATTCTTATGTCTTGTTACACAATGTCTATTCCATTCAAGAAATAAATCTATTGGAAAACCATTCATAGGAATTCTACCAGTACCATCATTATCTATCCATATACCAAGCACAGGGTCGTACTCTCCTTCTCTATCTTTTTTCTTTTCTTCTTTCATCTTATTCACCAAATGGTATTATATTATCAATGTCATGTTTATATTTAAATCTCTTTTCATATCTGTTATATCTGTTTCTGTACTTGTCATAATCATGTCTTTCATTATTATTCTTCCAATGATTAATTGTTATTTCTCCTGTTTGTGTTACTCTTAACTTATCCTTTGCTCTAAGGAAAAAGTCTGTGTGTTCAACTAATTTTAAATCATTATCCCAACCAATATTTCTTATTGATTCAGTTTTTGCCATAAAGAAGTTAAGTACAATATCATATAATGGATAACCATTTTGTGTGACACCTTTATCTCCTTTCTTATAAGTTAATGTTTTATCTTTAATCTCTAATAATCCATGATAATTATCTATCTTGTCCTTCGGTATTAATCTTACTTGACCAGCAACCAAATCAACATCTTCATTAATTATTATCTCTCTTAGTTTCTCTAATTTTGTTTCATCATAAAATTGAAAATCATCATCAATAAATACTACATATTTTGTCTTTACTTGATTTAATAACCAATTCCTTTTATATGATAACCCAACATCAAATGGTAATTGTGTTGACCAACTACTATCATCTGCTATATATATTTTTATGTCTGGATAGTATTTTTTTATACTATCTATACAATTATCTATACAATCTTGTCTTTGAAATGTTGTCACACATATCGTCACGTCTTTCATATTAAAAAAATAAAAAAATAATTATTAATCACTCAATATCGTCATAGAAGTCTTTAGTTAAACATACTACTTCTATCGGAGCTTCTAAATGTGTATCACTTGCTTGACTCAAATCTCCAAATTTAACTGCCAAACAATTATTAAATCCTAGTCTAACATAATTAGCTCCATTACTGAATTCTAATGCAAATGCTCTACTTGCTCTAGCACCTTTACCATATTGGTATCGTTTACCATCTGCTGTTAATGTAGTACCAGTTATACCATATATTAATCCACCAACACCTAAATTAGTATCTACTGGACTAATAGCCATTGTTGCTGTAAATTTAACTAACCCAAATGGTTTAGCTTCCAATGCTTGATTCTGGAATGTATTTGAATCTTGACCCATGAAGTTAACTAAATCTACTGGGGAATCTACTCCTGAGACTGTTACATCTTTAAGCCATTTTGTTACTCCACCTGTTACTGTATCAGTTACTTGTGTGTAGAAACTTGATGCTGTACTTGGAGTTGTAATTACTGCTCCTACTTTTAATGTAGTAAGTTTTGGTTCGTATAATATTACGTCACTCATTTTTTATTCACCTTTATCTTGTTTATTTTATATTTCATCTTTTCTTCTTTTCTTACTACTTCTAAGTAATGAGGTTTAGGAAAATAACTCATGTTCTTCACTTCAATTATTTGACCTTTTTCATATTCGTCAAATGCGTATAATATTCTATATTTCATTTTTATGCTACCTTCTTAAATTCTCTATGTATTCTTTTACCAACAATACTAGGAACTTGTTTATTTAATTGATATACTGTCTTTAACCAAAATGCGTTCTTACTTTTACCTGCTTTAATATGTGATTTTGCACCACCTATTAGTAAACCTTTCTTAGCACCAAATCCTTTATCTTCTGCCCATTTTCTTAATCTTGGATTTTTATCAAATGATGCGTAATGTTTCCTAACTCCAAATTCATTGTATATTGCAACATTAGATTGTGATGGTCTAATCATCATTCTTGCTTGAGTACCTTGTTTACTAACTTTAGGTATGGTTAAAGCATCCTGTAACTTACCACTCCATCTTGATTTATTTAAATTTGTATGTGCAATATGCCAACCTGCTCTTGCAACTGGTTCTGCTAAACTATTCTTTGCAGAGGTTACAGCAGTCTTTAATTTGGAAGTGAATTCATTGAATGAATGTTTTGCATTATTACTATATATAGTATACACTGCCATTATAATAACCTCAATGTTATCATCATTGTTCCAGTGTGTAATTTATATTTATTAATATTTATTGTTTCCATACCTATCTGGTCTATTGGTTCTTCACCATATAAAATAATATTAGCTGTAACTAATGTTGCTTGACCATTAAGTATTGTTTGTTCAACTGAATCCATAGCTTCATCAATAGCTTCCTTTCTTGAACTAGCTTCAACATAAAAATCAATATCTATATCAAATGTTCTTAATCTATGTTCTATCCTCATACCTTCTGATATAACTTTAGGTTTAATCTGGTTAACTACTATACATGGAAATACTGGACTTGACTCTGGATAACTTGATAATACAGTCCACCCACTAGGTTTGTTGTTGTTTATTAAATCATACAAATTATTGAAAGATGCCTTTCTAATTGTTGCTTCTGTTACTGCTACCATTTATTCTCCATTAATATATTCTATTATATCTTTATCAAAATCTAATGCTAAACAATCATACCATATTTTATCTAATGATTTTCTTATTTTTATGTGATTATCATAAGCTGGATATTTAGGTTTGATATATATTATTTTATTAGGTAATTCTAATTCTTGTTTTAATATCTTTCTTAATATCCTAAAACATTGTATTCCTTCAACAACATAATTATCTTGTTCTTTGATTATTTTTAAACCTTCATTAGCTTGTTCTTTAAAGTTGAAATCTTTAATTAAATCATCTAAATGTATTACATTCTCAAATCTATTGGAATATTTTGTCTTTCCACTTTTAGGATAACCTAATATAAATATTTTCATTGTCTACGACTAAAATTTACTACTACGAGTTATACTTGCTTTTTAAGTGTTACAACTTTAAAAGCACTACTATATGTTATGTTCTCAAAATTACCTCTTTGGCTAATCCCATCAAGGTTGAATGTTTGACCATTCCATGATACATTATAATCTGTACCACTTACTAACTGTGTTTCTGCTTTAATGCCAACTAAAGATGTACCATCTTCAACATTAGCAAATTTCTGCATATCAAAGTTTCTTACTAGCATATTAACTGGAAATGCTTTAGTAGTTATTCTATCAGTAGTATTGTTTGCTTCACTACCACTATAACCACCATAAGTATTAGTATGTGTAATAGGAGTGAATACAATATCTGTACCCCATGATTCTATTAAATCACTTACCAAGCTCTGGAATCCTTCTAATACCATCTTTTAATTCTGGTTATATGTATATGCTTTAAATGTACCTTTTGACCTATATAATCTATCTGCTTTCTCCCAATATGATTTCTTGTGACCAGCAACAGCAGAAAAGGTATGTTTAACTGTTATCTCTCCTAATGTTATATCTAAAGGAGATTTTAATCTTATGTTATTCATGAATGTATCTAATACTCTTTCTGAAACTATTAATGTAGCCAATCTCTGTATGGTTTTGGGAACTGCTCCACCATCTAGTTCTCCATGAGTATATGTTACTTTTATTATTTGACTTCCTTCTGGAATCCTATAATTTAAACTATGAAACTTTACTTTACTATTTCTTTTATATAAAAGATAATCATCTGCAAATCCTTCAGTTAATGCCACCCAATCAGGTGTACTACCTAAACCTGCACTATTATATGATAATGAAGATATAGCTATAACAGGTCTATTATTAAGTAATAAGAAATTCTGATTTCTTGGCATATCATGATATTCATCTGTCTCTGTTGTAGTTGTAAATTTTCTCTGAAGTGTATCATCAATTTCAGATTGTGCTTCTGCAATCCAACTTGTAATAGATGAATCAGTTGGGGTTGAGTTAGCATCAAATTTCATTTGAAGTTCCTCTTCAATAAGTGCTTGTGTTGTATATGCCATAATTAATAAACTCCATTATATATATCTTGACTTGTTTTTCTATCTCTAGTATAACCAGTTTTGATTTCCATAGCTCTATTAAATCTAAGAGTAGCTGGATTAATCTTCCAGTTAGGTGTTATATCTACCTTTCTCTTTCTTAAATCAATATTGCTATCTCTAATCATTTAACTAGTTTCTCTGCTTTTTCTTGTTCTTTAATGTATTCAGAACAATCTTCTACTTCTTCTTCCTCTTCAGGTTCATATACAGGAGTATCTCCTTTATATTCAAATTCATGTGTATAGTGTTCCATAAGTATTTTATATTCATGTGGTAATATCTTTACCCATTCATTCTTAATCAAATGTTTACCTATCTTCTTTGTAAATAATCCATTTTCACTACCAACATATTTTGCTTCTATCATTTTCTCATTTCACCTTTATTTGTTCTATGTAATAAATAATTATCCATACCTATTGACCCACCAACGTGTCTTACAACAACACCAGTGTCAACCCATATATCATATCCTAACTTCTTTGCTTTCTCAAGGAATAATATATCTTCACCAACTGCTTCATCATATTCTTCTAATTGAATATTAAATGGTTCTGGGTATGTTGCATATACATCAATTAGTACATCTGGTTTCATCATTAAATAACCAAACCCTGCAACATCAACCTTCATCAATTTGTTTTCTGGAATCTCATAAATTGCGTTATATTTATTCGCTGTCTGTGATTTAACCATCATTACTGGGGTTATCTCATCATTACTCTTTCGACTGAAATATAATGCACTAACCATATCAAGACCATATTGGTCTATATCTTTTCTCAATGCTTCAAATGCTTCTATTGTATATATATGGTCACTATCTAGCCACAATACATAATCAATTTTATTTGTTCTATGGTTCTCTACTACTTTTTTTAATAGTTCATCTCTTGCATGACCTATTAATGTATTCTCAACAAAGTTCATATAAACTTCATAATTGTTTCTTAAATACCACATTAAATCCCAAAAGGACACGAATGACCTTGAACTTAATTGTTTATATACTGGCATTAATACTTGTATTACTTTAGGTTTTTCCATCTGTTCATCTCCAACTCAATCAATCAATACTAATGTTTAAAATAATAAAAAAAAATAAAAAATTAATGGATATAACTATCCACCAACTGCTTTTAAGATGTGGATACTTTCTGCGTTTAATACAGATACTCCATACACTTCCCAATAATGCAAAGTAACAGCTCTATCTCTGTTAGCTTCTCTTTCCCATTCCATCACTGCTGATTTCTTTGGTGCAAAGACAAATGACCTTTCTCCAAGAGCTAAGTTCTTATATACTGTAAAACTTGTGTTTTCAGTTGTAGTGTTAATGTTGTTATGTGAAATTATAACCATACCTAAGTATCTACCAACTTCTCCATTAAGTACTGCTTCCCTACCACCATATTGACTTGCATCAACAAAAGCTGATAGTTTGAACAATGAATTCTCACAGTTAGGGTGGATAACAATTACCTTTTTATTAAAGTTAAGTAATCTACCTGCTGTTTTAGCATCTGCTAGTAAAGCTGTATTCATTGTATCACTTGCTGTGATTGTGGTTGCAACTACATCATTTGAGTAAATGGTTGCTGTTGCTCCTGCATCTAAAGCATCAATTATGATATTATCTCTTGCTACTCCTAGTGCCTGACCTGCGTTGTAAGTCATGTCTGCCATTGTTGATTCAAAAGCTTCCATAACTTCTTTCATAGATACCTGTTTAGCATCTCCGTACTCTACAAATGTAACAGTTACTTGGTCATATGTTATTGCTGTGACTGGTGTTTCTGTTCCATCAGTTAATGCACTTACTGTAAATGTATTACCTTTTGCTACGTTAATCTGTTTACCTGCTGTTCCGAATCCTCTTGTATCTGTGATACCTAGAGGTCTCATAATCTCAGCTTCATAAACTTGTTTTTCTATTGCATTTGACCACAAAGTTGGTGCTACGTATGCGTGTGATGTAGCTCCTGTGGTAAAATTATGCGTTTCTATTGCCATATATATTCACCTGTTTATTTACTAATTTAAAATCCAAATTGGATACTTCCACCTGACTCTAACATAGATTTAAATTCATCTTTTACTCTAGCAACTATTTCTTTATCTTTAATCCAATCTCTTGGGTCATTAGTGCTATTTATAAACTCATTTACTTTATCTGTTGCTGTAGGTGTTGTATTATTCGGGTTTGTATCTGAAGTGTTAGTAACACCTTTTCTATCAGGTACAAATTCATCCCATTTCTTATCAAACTCATCAAATTTACTATTCAAATTGGTAATATGTTCTTTAAACGTTTTCTCTTGAATTCCCATTGATTCTTTTAACTTTGCAATCTCTGTTTCCTTTGCTGTAATCAATTCTTGTCTGTCTGATTCAAGTTTAGCTAATCTTTCTGTTAATTCTTTATTTTCTTTCTCTTTGTTATCTAAAGCATTTACTTCTGCTTCTACTCTCTTAATGTCTGAATCATTAATATTTTGTTCTACCATTCTATTCACCCATCTCCTTTAAAAATCCTTCATAAGTTTTAATCTGTCTCTGGACTTGTGTTAAATCTGCAACTATTTGTAACTTCTCAGTCATTATACCTAATTTAACTGCTTTCTTAGCATGATTACTCCAAGCTGGTAAGTCTTGATATTCAAATGTTTTATTTATTGGTAATGGAGCTTCACTCTTTAACTTAATATCTTCTTCAAGGAACTCTAGTTTCTCTAAATGTAATGTTTCCCATTGTTTAAGAGCTTCAATGTTTTCATTATAAGCTATAATGTTAGCTTTCTTTTCTTTCTCTTTAATAAGTTCACTACCTTTGTCTTTATCTATCATGTCTATTTCTATATCTTTTATATCTCGTTTCATTATCAATTCCTCTTAGTGTTAGCTATACTCTTTACTATCACTGGTATTTTATTTATAAAGCTTTCGGTTTTAACCAGCTATATTTACTTGATTATCTGAATTAATAGGTACATCTGTTAATCCAAATCCTAATCCTTGACCTTTTAAATAATTAAGATACCATTTACCATTAGTTTGTCTTAGTTCACTTCCACCAATTGCAGGAGAACTAAACATAGGACTAAATGCTAATTTATCTCTTTTCTCTGATATTAGTTTCATGGCATCATCATAATATTTAGATTCTTTATTAACTTTTACTCTAGCCCATAATCCATCATCTCTGATTTCTTTATTTTCTGCTATTAGTAAACCTTTACTATCTTTGAAGTGATAAAATTCACCTTTATCAAAATCATCAAATGTATCTTCTGCAAATTCTCTAGTTAAAACTTCATTATCATCATCAGGAGTATATTTAAATATATATCCTTCAAGATATGTATCTCCATCAATAGATTTTTCTTTTACAATATTATCTATTTGGTAAGATTTCTTCTTAATGGTATGTTTTAATACCCATTTGTTACCTTCTTGCTTATATTTTTTCTTAACTACACCTAAAGATATTTTAGCTCTTTTAGAGTTTGAATATCCTTTTCCATCAAGAGATTTCATTGTAGATTCAAACAATTTCCTTGCTCCTTCTGGTAAATTCTTAATTGATTTTAATACCATGTTCTTATATCTCCTAATTATCTACTAATACTATGTCAAATGTTGCATTAACTACACCATTTGAAGCACTACTTATAGCACTAACTCTTATATCTGTTTTTTCACTCATTGGTAAAGGAATTTTATAAAAATGTTGAAATGTACTTGAACCATCACTAGATAATCCAAATGTATGTTTTAATTGAAATACTCCACCAAAAGGTCTCATATACATATGACCATCAACAGAATATGCTCTTGTTAATCCAACTAAACTAGCACTACCTGCAACAAGATAACCAGTTTTACCAGTTGGGATTGTATATAATGCCATTAATGTTTGATTGTTCCCATTAATAATTTGAGAATAACTAACTACTTTTCCTGAATCACTTGCGTGTGTTATTCCAACTAAGTTTGATGTTCCTTGGTTTTTCATTCTAAATACACGCCATAATGCAGTATCTAATGCAACTACAGTTGTACCAGTTAATGTTTTAGTTTGTGTAACTTGATTTCCATCAATATCTAATCCTTGAACTTCAATAGGTTCTGTATCAGAAGCATCTGTTGAATAAATATGTGTTATTGGAGCTGTATCATCTGCTGGATAATTATATGTTCCACCACCATCCCAAATATCTTCAAATGCTCCAGTATCTACATCTTCATTCTGACCGAATTTACTAATAAATGTATGACCTGTTACATCTCCTTTTGCAATAGCTAATCCACTTGAATTATCACTTATTGTTAAGTTCCCATCTTGGGTTGTTAATACATTAACAAAAGTACCATTATTTTTACCAGTTAATACTGCTTTAACTAATTCTGCATCATCTTCATCACTAATAGTATCTTGGATTCTATGACTACTTGGTTTAACATAAGTAGATTTTAATTGAGTTTGTAATCTAAAATCACTCTGTGCTGAAACACCATTAGTATATATTACTCTCATATATTGAGTAACTGGTTGGAATGTAAATGTTTTCTGAGTATCTGCTGGAATAGAAAATACATCATCACCATCCCAATTAGTTCCATCTGTACTCCATTGTATCATTAAACCATCAGTCGCACTTGCAACATCAGAATATACTGTTACTATAACTATTGATTCATGTAATATATCTTCACTTGTTCCAGTAAATATATGGTCTGCTCCACCAGTATCTCCTAATAATGGAGTTGAACTAGAATTTGTTGTACTTAAATGACCCATAGGATGTATATATAAAGGATTTTCACTATCAACTGGATTACCACTAGAATTAACTAATTTGGTATGTAAAGCATAATCTGTAACTTTAGCTCCATCTTCAGGATTTTGTACACTTCTAATGATTCCCATTATACATCTACCTCTCCTTCTAATTGTTTAGGTTCAGTATCTTTAACATCAACTTCTTGGTCAAGGTTAACACTAGTCATTAAAGCAAAATAATATACTCTTGATTCTAATGGTTTACTATGTATATAAGTATCACCTAATTGCTGTCTATAAGCAAGAAATTTATTGAATTCTTTAATTCTACCATTAAAAACCCCAACTTGTATAGCTTTTCCCATTCTAAGATATTATATATGGAAAGGAATTATAATCAGGTCTCTTAGACTTCTGACCAATCTGGTCTGGTCTAGTACTTGACTCACTACCTGATTTCCTATCTTTTAAATCATTGTCTTTAGGTTTTCTACTTGGTGGTTGATTAAATGGAGATGGTTCTTCATTTGGATTACCAAAACCGAATGGTTCTGGTTCTTCAAGTTCTACACCATCATCAAAAATCATACCAGCATTTTTCAATGCCATCTCAAGTCCTTTTATATTTAAACCTAAGTCTTTAAGCCCAACAATAACTTCAATTTCACTCTTAGTTATTCTTTTATCTCTTGGACTTAAACCAATCTCAATATCTTTAAATCCTAAATCTGGTAACAGTATATAATTGAAATGGTCTAGGATTCTTTTATCAATAAAATCAAACCATGATTCCATTAAATCTCCTTGACCTTCAGTTGAACTTCTGTTACTTCCATCTGTAATACCACCAACTATAGGTGGTGTTTGCATTAATCTTAATATCTCACTATTATAATAATTTAATAATGATATAAATGTTTGACCATCAGAAAAGTTCCTTATTTGTTTAATATCTAAATCTCCTTCTGTTGCCAATGGTTTAGTAGGTACATTCTCAGATTGCTGTAAATATGTCATATATTCTTCAACAGTACCTTCATCTGCTCCTTCTTTAATCATGTGTACAGACCTGAACTGATTTGTTGACACTAACCAATTAAGATAACTTAATAAATTCTGTTTACTCTGTACTACATTAATAAGATTTTTATTGAATGAATAACCCCATCTATCTGTAGTAATTGGAACTATAGGTATATGTAATACTTGATTAGCTGTAAAAGGTACTCCCTCTTTACCTTCACTCGCTGGATTATTCTGAACATAACCTTGAACTCTACCATTCTTAGTCTCTATAATCTTCATCTCTCTAGTTTCTAAAGTATCAAGGTCAATTACTTTTGTACCTTTAAAGTTCTTTTCTAAGAATATATTAAAATATAATAAAGAATTTGCATATATTTGTGGCATCTTTAATGGCATTAAGAATTTAGTCTCCCATAATTTCTGGAATTTCTCAACTCTCTTTTCTTTACCTTTATAGATGAATCTACTTCTGGAAATCTTTGCAACATTTCCTAGTAAGATACCACTTACTGTTGTGTCTTGAAGCAAACTATATGTATCATCATAATTATTTTGTGGTGATACTGGTTGTTTGGCTTGTGCTGTATAAACTACTTCTTGAGGGAGAAGTCCTTTCTTGCTTTTAGCTCGAATTAAACTTTTGGTTATTTTTTTCATGATAAGGATTTAAGGAATAATAATATATAAATAACTATACTACTATATATCACTGACATTTTCTTTATAAATCTTTCGGTTTTTACGAAAGATTAGCTATGAATCTTTAAGATTCATTAAATGTTTCGGTTTTGAACGTAAATAATTAATACCGAATCTAATCTTCTTGAATTCTGTGTTACCACATATTACACATGGACTTTTATCTGATAGTTTCTTATTCTTACCACATATACCACAATGCCACTTCATATTACGTTTACCATAATTATTCCAGTTTACTTGGTATTCAGGTATATAGTCAAGATTATCAAGAAAATATCTAGGATTATCAAGTATGTTATTAAGTGTTTCCATAAACCATGTGACTTGTTCACCTGTAGATAGTTTGATTTCACTTTCTGCATTGTCTAAAGCACTTGCTTCAATATCATTAAAATCATTACGCATATCTTCAAGTATACCATCATCTATATAATAAGGATACTTAACACCTTTTTTATAATAACGTCTTATTTCCATTTCGTTCTCTCTTCTTACCATTATCCCAAGTATAATATGGTTTGAATCTTTTAACATCTTTTAGATATGGATAACAACTCATAATAAACGCATCAATAGCATCATCAGTATAACCACTTGGAGCTTTCATTTCACTTGTCATAGCATACATCTCTTTCTCAAGATATTCATCTTTATATGATTCAATCTCTCCCCTAAATGCTTTAACTCTAAAGTAATCAAACTTAGTTGCTTTATCTCTCCTGAATACCATCTCTTCACAAGGTAATATCTTTCTTATCTCTGGTAAGATATATCCACCACCTAAACTATCAACTGTAGCACGTAATCTAGGAAACTTACGTTTAAGTAGTTTAATATCTGGAATTAAATCATTATCTCCTTTTAATGGATATACTTTATGCCATAATCTTCTTAATTTAGTTACATTCTTACCTTTATCATTAATTATCTTAAATGGAGCTGTAATAGTAAGAACTGTCTTACTTGTTCTCTGACCACCAAAGTCTAATCCTAAATTACATTCATTTTTATATTCAGGTACTTGACATAAATCTGATTTAAATATCTTAGATAGATGTTTCTCATGGTCAAAGTAATTACCTATACTTGCTACGAACATAGCTAGATACTCTTGTTGGAATTCTTTAAACTTACCATCACGTTCATAATCACGTCTCTTCTCTTCCATCATTAATTGATATGCTTCATCTTCATGAATTGTATATGGAAACCATATCCTCTCAAATGTATGCTCTTCACTTAATTCAAATGGGTCAAAATGATAATAGAAATATCCTGTATTCCCACACCATGCAGTTCTACCATTACGTCTAACATATAATTCACCATGTTTAACTTTAAGACAATATACATTACCATCATATTGTGATTTAGACATTTGGTTAGTATATGTTTTAATTTTGCAGTTTCCTTTATCACTTTTAGTAACTATACAAACACCAGTACCTTCTTTACCATAATTAACATGACTACCTTTTCCAATTACTAAAGCTATAAATTGTAATGAATCAGTTAATCCTTTATGTCTAGCATCAACAAATACTCTACAATGAGTTTTACTTGTTTTATCTCCATCACCTTCATAAAAACCTTCCCATATATGTTCAAGTGCCATTTTATGATTATATATTAAATCTATAGGTATACCTTTAAATTTGAAATCTCTTATATAATCTGCTATTTGTTTACAAGTAAACTGTAATCTCCATGATTCACCATGTGGAATTATCTTTGTATTAACTTTAGGAAATATATAATTAGTTATTTTTTCATATTCTTCAAGTTTAGATTTATCTTTTTGAGTAATAGCAACAAGATTATTTGATACATGACCATCAGCTAACCAAAAACCTAACCATTTATAAAATCTTAAAGGTTCTGGTTCTATTTCTTCTGTTGTAATTGTTCCTCTACCTCTAATATAAGTTATTGAAGGTATAACAACTCTTCTTAAAGTATTGAAATTAATATCTAAATCTCTATCAATCCAGAAATCTGTTTTCTTTTGTGAAAGATGATATGCTTGTATTCTTTCACGTTTATTACTTTTTTGATTATATCCAATCATCCAATGAGCAGGAGTAACACATAAATCTAAATTACGTGATTTAAAATTATACATCTCACCTTCATACTTTTCATCAACACTACTTTCAATACTACATAATTCTGCTTTACCTGTATCTGGATTACGTGACCATATTAATTCATCATTATTTACATCTTTAAATAATTTAAAACCATCTTGAGTTAATACTTCTGTTTTATCATCATAACACATACCTTCAGGAGTGGAACTATATATCCTCTTAGCAAATGGATATGCACTTATTGTTGGTTCTGCATACTCTTTAAAAAACTTATCCTCACTAATGGCTAACTTTAATCTAGCACACTCATCAATAATTAAAATACTTCCTGTGTTACCAACAATTCTACTTGTTGGTGGAAAACTCTTTAAGAATGAAGTAGTACCTTGTTTCTTGAAACTTACTTGAAATACATTATTAATACCTTTCTGGAACTTAGTGAAGTAACCAACTACTTTACCTTGAGTAATAGTTTCATACCTATGATTCCCCAACTCAATGAATTTATTAATCTCTTCAATAATCTTCTTAGCACCATCTTCAGTGTGTGATATATATATGATTCTTGTTGATTTATCAAAACCAGAAGGATATTTATTAAAGAACATAGCCCAGAAACTAAATAAACCTAATGTAACAGAATTATGTGTAACAATAAAATTATTAGTTAAATAAGTATGTGTTTCATCATCCACCATTATACAACGACTATTTTCTTTTCTTACTAATTCTATTTTTCTAATAAATCTAACATCACATTTACCATAATCTTCTTTAAATCTATCTGCCTTTCTTTTTAAATAAAAAGGATTTATATTTTTAGATTTCAACCTTATTCTGTATGACCAAAACCCATTAACTTGCCTGTGTGTGTATTCTGCTTTCATACCTAATGATTGAACTAAATAAATAAAATCATCTTTTAATTGTTTTGAAACAGTAGTATATTCTATATAACCTTCATTATCAATATAACCATCTGTATCCATTAATCCTTTTAATAAATTAATCCTATCATTAATTGAAGAATGTAAATAATCATAAGGAATAAATTTAGTATGACTATTTTTACCATGTAAATTTAATCTTTTTAATTCTTGTTTTATTATATTTCTATAAATACCTATTTTCCCTGTTAAAGAATATTCATATTTTCCTGTTGCTTTCTTCAATGAATAATCTTTTGGTAGAAGATAATTTATTTCATCAACTATATCTTTATCTTCACTCGTAAATCTTAAAGTTCTACCTGTTATAGTTCCATCACCTAATAATGCACCAATAATATAAGGAGATATTTTTAAATCTTTCTTTTCAAATTCAACAGGTTTAGTTAATGGAATAGCAACATAATGTGATTTATCCATTTCCCAAATAATATTAGATGTTTTTTTATAATAACCTAAAATCTTTTTCAAATTCCCTACTTGCCAATTTTTAGTTGTATATCTTTGTTTTCTTGATTGAAATTCCCATAAATGTTCTAAACCACACTCAGCAGTAGTATCATCATCAAACGTTAATTTATAAACATCTTTTTCACCTTGTTCGAAAATATCAACAACTGTTGTTTCTTTTCCTTTTTTACTTATAACTTTATCACCATATTTTAATGAACCCATAGTAACAAATCCAGTAGGAGTTAATACTTTTGCAGAATAAGGTTGTTCTTTACCTTTCTGTCTACTCCAACACCACATAGTATCTTTATTCTCTAATATCATATCAACAGAATATGCTTGATACTTTCTTAGTTTAATACCTAGCATGAAATATGCAAATACTACTGGATGTTCACGACTATACTCCATTCTATACCCAACTTTAGTATGACCATACTTCTTAGCTAACTTATCCAAATCAAAATAAGAATCATACTTATCATTATAACTCTCTGGTATTACTGTATATTTCATTCTACTTCAAAATTCTTTATATCAATAACATCTTCATCACTTTTAATAGAAGAAGTTACATATTTAGCTTTGTCAAGGTTTAACTTACTGAACTCTTTACTTAGTTGCATACGTAAATTCAATAACTTTATATAGTTAGGATTTAATAGATAATCAATCTCATTACCTTTAAACTTATCCTTTAACTTAATCAATGCAATATCCACTTCCCTTAACTGGTTTAATAGTGATACACCTATATCACCCATCTTCTTGTATGTCTCCAATAAAAACATTCTTGCAGTCTCAGCTTTCTGAACTAAATCAATCTCATAACCTACCTCATCAGCAATAGCTTGTAAACTCTCTGCATCATCATACAATTTCAACAATCCCTTATCTTCAAGAAACTTCTCAAACTTAACTGACCTATTACCATGTTTAAGGTTAACTGTCTGTAACATCTTTAATCTCTCTGGTTCTAATGGTGGATAAGGTTTCTTATTTCCAGACCCAAGTGGACGACCCATTATAACTCACCTTTATAATAAAAAAATTTAGGGAATAACATACATATCAATAAATTCAATCCAATAAATTCTAATATTGTTAACATTGGTAATCCAAACTTAGCTACTGCTATTACTACCCATAAGTAGTGACTCAATGTATAGAATACTATTATACTTAATAACACTACAACACTAACAAACAACCCTTCAATAATCTCCATAATCATCACCTATATACTAATATACATAATAGTATATCATCACTAGTATATAAAGCTTTCGATACCTTTATAAAGGAGTACATATTACTAATTAATAATGGGTAAAAGTAAAGTAGTAATATTCTGGTGTAATAAACATAATAAACATCATGCACATATATTCTCACCAAATAAAACACAACTTATATGTCTAAAGAAAGGATGCTGGAATAAAACTAATAACCCATCATTACCTGATGAGATGTATATGTTAAGTAAAGAAGAACAAGAGAACTTTGAATATGTATGAAACAAGAACAATAGATGAAATGCCTGATAATCATGTACAACAGACCAAAGAAGATTGGTGGAAATGTGTATGTGGTAAGTATCATAAAGGATTCCCATATAGATGCCCATTAAAAAGTGGGATAAAGTAGGATAATATGTATCACTAATTACTAATGTAATCCAAAATGAATGATACATAAAAATTGATTAAAGATTTTAAGCAATTTAGTAAATAAATAGAAACACTTAGTAAACATATAATGTTTACAACTGTGTTTCCAAAAAGGAAACACTTATAAATGAAATGCAAGTGATAAGAAAGAGTATAAGGTTATATGATTAAATTTGTTATTATAATAACAAAATACCTTAAATGTGTCACAACATTTATAAAGGAGTACATATTCCTTTATTATAACAAAGACTTCCATAACAGGAATAAACCATTAAAGTGGGATTAATGCCAAAGTTAGGGGGAGCTAAGTATACACGAAAAAGGCACTGTGGCTGAAGTTAGAACTAAAGAACTCTAATGCTGAAATGCAAGTTTGAGATGGATTTAACTGCTCAAAATGTTAGGGTGCATCTGTATACAGTAAACCAAAGATAGAGATGAGGTAGATGGTAACTACAGTCTCTATTATTACCATATTATATCTAAGAGGATATAGGAATCCGACTCTAAAAATAAACAAGTTATAACTAAATAAGTTATAACTAAATAAGTTAAACAAATAGTCACTTTTCATACAATTACATCTACATACGACAATTAGTATAATTGGAGTTACATACAGTATAGGGGTAAGGTAGTATCTTTGTAACTATTTGCGTATTCGAGTATTACCTTATCCTACTACTATCCTACTTAATAAATTTTATTGGAGTATAACTTAATAAGTTATAACTAATCTAGTTATAACTAATCTAGTTATAACTTATCTAGTTAGTACTATATAGTATGTATGTATGTATGTGTATGTATGACTAATTAGTTATATGAAAAC